AAGTTATAAGAAATATTCAAGTGAAAGTGAAAAAGAAGTTAATACTGGTTGGATACCTATTATCAATTGATGAAGAAGTGTTACTGTCATAAAAACTGATATAGATAGTTATGTGTTTAATTCAAAACAATCTATGCACAATCTCATATCGTTTAATAGTTTAAGACCTTGGATGAATCTCGAACGTGAGACATCTTCCAACGATGCAGTTGATGACTACTTTGAATGTATTTCGGAATGTGATGTAAGAGACAAAACTTGCGTCAGCCATTGTAGAGTATTGCTAGACTAGGGAGGAAACCGAAGTGTTGTTAGGGGGTTCACCACCCCTTATTTTTTTGTCTGCTGTTATAATTAGTAGTGTCGCCTTCGGGGACAAAAATTTACACTCGCTTATTTAAGGAGAACTATGAACTTACAAAGGTATCGTGCTGCCGATCTAGGAGAATTAATGGATCGCATCACAAAAAACAGTATCGGTATGGATACTTATTTCGATAAGTTTTTTACTGAATCCATAACAAACTATCCACCTTACAATCTAATACAGGTAAATAATACTGAGTCTCGGTTAGAGATTGCACTTGCTGGATTTAAAAAGGAGGAAGTTAATGTCTATACTGAATACGGAAAACTATTCGTTGAAGGAAAGAAAAAGAATAAAGAGGAGGGATCCGAGTACTTCCATCAAGGATTGGCTCAAAGATCTTTCAACAGAGCCTGGACACTTGCAGACGATTATGAAGTCAGGGATGTGTCATTGGAAGATGGACTCCTTACCGTCAAGTTGGGTAAAGTAGTTCCAGAACATCACACACGAAAAGATTATCTATAAATAAATTTTTATAGAGATAAGACCACTTGACTTTTGTTGAGTGGTCTTTTATAATGTAAACAAAGAAAGTATGAAATGACTGTCAAATTAGTAATGCTCAAGTCAGGTGAAGATATCATCGCTGACGTTAAGGAGATTAAATCTGATGAACAAGATGTTATTGGATATTATTTTCATGACCCTCTGATTGTGAAAATGTATGAACCAGAAGAACCCACTGTTCTAAGTGAAGGCACTACGAATCAATATTCATCAAAAATAAATATTGTGTTCTATCCTTGGATTCCTCTCTCTGCTGAGAAGAACGTACCTTGTTCAGCAGATTGGGTAATCACAATTGTTGAACCAATAGAAAATTTAAAAAAACTTTATCAGGAGAAAATCGATGGAAGAAACAAAGGTAATCAAAGTCCTGTTATTGTCTAGTCAAGAGATAGTAGTATCAGAGATTGAAGAGGTCGCTGCAGAGTTTGGAGACCCAAATTGTAAATTAACAAAACCTTACAAAATTGAAGGTGGTGCTTTACATCGTTGGATGCAAGACTATACTGAACAAAATGAGGTAATGATTAACTCTGATAAGATTGTAACTCTTGTCACTCCTAGCCCTATGATTTTTGAACAGTATTCTAAAGTGACTTCGTGAAATTTTACACCAATATACAACTCATAGGTAATCAGTTTCTGATTCGTGGTTATGAGAATGGAAAGCACATCACACATCGAGAAGAATGGAAACCAACTCTATTCGTTCCGTCTAAAAGAAAAACAAAATACAAAACTTTAGAAGGTGATTCTGTTGAACCGATTCAACCTGGCTTTGTAAGAGATTGTCGTGAGTTCTACAAGAAATATGATGAGGTCGAAAACTTTAAAATATATGGCAATGACAGATACGTTTATCAATATATTTCAGAAAAATATCCAGAAGAACACATACAGTTTGATATCAAAAAGATTCGTCTCGTAACGATTGATATCGAGGTTGCTGCAGAGAGTGGTTTCCCTGATGTTGAAAATGTTGCAGAAGAAATGTTATTAATTAGTTTACAGGATTATGCAACCAAAAAGATTACAACCTTCGGTTCAAGACCATTTGTAAACAAAGATCCAAATGTAAATTACATCTACTGTCAAAATGAAACTATTCTACTGACTTCATTCTTAGCATACTGGAGAAAGAATTTACCAGAGGTAATCACTGGTTGGAACTCACAGATGTATGACATACCATATCTTGCTGGTCGTATCAATCGTATTCTTGGTGAGAAGTCCATGAAAGACTTTCGCCTTGGGGTCTTGTATCTCAAGACGAAGTTTATATTAGTGGTCGTAGAAACATTACATATGATATTGGTGGTGTCACTCAACTTGATTATCTTGATTTGTATAAAAGATTTACTTATACAAACCAAGAGTCATATCGATTGGATTATATTGCTAATTATGAGTTGGGTGAAAAGAAACTTGGACATGATGAGTATGATACTTTCCGTGAGTTCTACACAAAAGACTGGGATAAGTTTGTTCGATACAATATTCGTGACGTTCAACTGGTTGATAAACTTGAAGACAAGTTGAAATTAATTGAACTTGCTGTTACAATGGCCTTTGATGCCAAAGTAAACTTCATTGATATTCACTATCAGGTGAGAATGTGGGACACCATCATTTACAATTATCTTAAGAAACAGAACATTGTCATACCACCAAAGAAACGAACATCAAAATCACAAAAATATGCAGGGGCGTATGTCAAAGAACCGAAGCCAGGAAAGTATGATTGGGTGGTTTCGTTTGACCTTAATAGTCTGTATCCTCATCTCATTATGCAATATAATATTTCCCCTGAGACGCTCAAGGATGACAAACACCCAACAGCTACAGTTGATAGAATACTTAAAGAAGAGATAGACTTTCAACTTCATAAGGACAGTGCTGTGTGTGCCAATGGTGCAATGTATCGCACTGACATTCGTGGTTTCCTACCAGAAATCATGGAGAAGATATACACAGAAAGAACTGTGTATAAGAAAAAGATGCTTGCTGCGAAACAAAAGTATGAGGACACAAAAGATCCTAAACTTGTCAAAGATATCGCAACATTCAACAACATTCAGATGGCTCGTAAGATCCAACTGAACTCTGCCTATGGTGCGATTGGTAACGAATACTTTCGTTATTACAAACTTGAAAATGCAGAAGCGATTACTTTGTCTGGTCAGGTTTCAATTCGTTGGATTGAAGATCGGATGAATAATTATCTAAACAAAATACTTAAAACAAAGGATGAAGATTATGTTATTGCTGTTGATACCGATTCTATCTATTTGCATCTGGGCCCTCTGGTCGAGATTATATACAAAGAACGAGAGAAGACTACTGAAGGTATTGTTGGGTTCCTTAACAAGATCTGTGAGATGGAATTTGAAAAGTATATTTCGAGTTCTTACGAAACGTTGGCCAACTACGTCAACGCTTACGAGCAGAAGATGTTCATGAAACGTGAGAACATTGCTGATCGTGGTATCTGGACTGCTAAGAAAAGATATATCTTGAATGTCTGGGACAGTGAAGGTGTTCGATATGCAGAACCTAAACTCAAGATGATGGGTATCGAAGCAGTTAAGTCTTCAACGCCTGCACCTTGTCGCACCATGATTAAAGATGTTTTGAAACTTATCATGACAAAGACAGAGGATGATGTAATCGACTTTATCGAAAACTGTCGAACAAAGTTTAGATCATTACCACCAGAGGAGATATCATTTCCAAGAACTGTGAGTAATGTCAAGAAGTATAAAAGTGTCAATGCAATTTATGAAAAGGGAACACCAATTCATGCTCGTGGCGCCCTTCTCTTCAATCATTATGTTAAGAAGAATAAACTTACACAAAAATATTCTTTGATTAACAATGGTGAGAAGATTAAATTTTGTTATCTCAAAAGACCAAACCCAATCCAAGAGAATGTAATATCATTCATTCAACAATTCCCAGAGGAACTCAACCTTGACAAATACATAGATTATGACCTACAATTTGAGAAGTCGTTCCTTGAACCTCTTAAGATTATTCTCGACTCAATTGGATGGAGTGCTGAGAGAACTGTAAACCTTGAATCATTTTTCGTATAATGGATTTTTTAAAAGAAATAGTAAAAGAGATAGGAGATGAATATACGCAGATTGCGTCAGATATTGATGAGACTGAAAGATTCATTGATACTGGATCCTACATTTTTAATGGACTCATTAGTGGGTCTATTCTTGGCGGGGTTAGCAGCAATCGTATTACTGCCATTGCTGGTGAGTCGAGTACTGGTAAAACTTATTTCTCGCTTGCTATTGTCAAAAACTTTTTGGACACTAACCCTGATGGGTATTGTCTCTATTTTGACACTGAAGCAGCCGTCAATAAAGGATTACTGGAGTCTCGTGGAATTGATACGACACGGTTGGTTGTTGTGAATGTCGTAACAATTGAGGAATTCCGAACCAAGGCACTGAAGGCAGTTGATATATACTTAAAGACAACTGAAGAGGATCGCAAACCTTGTATGTTTGTGTTAGACTCATTAGGTATGCTTTCAACAGAGAAAGAGATTAAGGATGCACTAGATGATAAACAGGTTCGTGACATGACCAAATCACAACTTGTCAAAGGTGCATTCCGTATGCTCACACTCAAACTTGGTCAAGCAAATATCCCACTAATAGTTACAAACCACACCTATGATGTCATCGGTTCTTATTTCCCAACTAAAGAAATGGGAGGAGGTAGCGGACTCAAATATGCAGCGAGTACAATCGTTTATCTCAGCAAAAAGAAAGAAAAAGATGGAAAAGAAGTCATCGGAAACATTATCAAAGCAAAGACTCATAAATCACGTTTGAGTAAAGAGAATCGTCAAGTTGAAGTTCGTTTATATTATGATGAACGTGGTCTTGATCGCTACTATGGTCTTCTTGAATTAGGAGAGATTGGTGGTATGTGGAAGAATGTAGCAGGACGTTATGAAATGAATGGTAAGAAAATATATGCTAAACAAATACTTGCTAGTCCAGAAGAATATTTTACTGAAGAAGTAATGGAAAAACTTGATAACATCTCTAAAGAATACTTCTCATATGGAACGAATTGAAACAACGGTTCTTCGGAATCTAATTTATAATGAAGAGTTCTCTAGAAAGGTTATACCTTTTATTCAACCTGATTACTTTGAACAGAGATCTGAAAAGGTTATTTTTGAAGAGATAACTAAGTTTATTGTAAAGTATGGTTCAGCGATAACTATAGAAGCATTAAATATAGAAACTGATAATCGAACAGATCTTACAGAGGCAGAAGTAAAGGAAGTTTGAGATATTTATAATTCATTAAAAGATATACCCGCAGATTATCAATGGT